TCGAGAGAAGTGGCATACGTATACACAATGAAACATTCAGTGGATACTTCCACGCAGTTGACGGTGAATACGTCAACACTCAGTTCAACTTAAAAACGACAACTACTAGACCTAGTAATAAATTTAATAATGTAAATTATGCGGCACTTAATAAAGAAAATGGTTGTAGAAAAAGTTTTATACCACGTAATAATAGGTTTGTGGAGATTGATATCTCTGCTTACCATCCTAGCTTGTCTGCTCGTCTTATTAATTATGATTTTGCCGATGTTGACATTCACGCTCATTTTGCTTCCTTATATGGAGTGGATTATAAAAAATCGAAAGAACTTACCTTCAAGCAGCTCTATGGAGGCGTTTTTAAAAATTATAAACACCTGGAATTCTTTCAAAAAATTGAGAAATACGTAGGAGAACTTTGGAGTAAGTTTCAAAGCGATGGGTTTGTAGAATGTAAGGTTTCTGGATATAGATATAAAAAAGAAAACTTGGATAATATGAATCCGCAAAAATTATTTAATTACATTTTGCAAAATTTAGAAACGTCTACAAATGTGTTGATATTATGGGATATACTTTGTATATTGAGGAAATATAAGACGCAACTAGTATTATACACATATGATTCGTTTTTATTAGATGTAGATGATGAGGAAACAGAGGTTTTAGAAGAAGTTAGAGAAGTATTTAAGAAATACAAATTAAACATAAAAGAAATAGAAGGTTATGACTACAATTTTACAGAATAATCCTAATATGTATAATACAGAATATGATGTCGTTCAAGACATTAAAATATTAGGTAATTTGAATAATAAACTTTTTTGCACATTCACAGATTTAGATGGATTAGATGCACTTATTGAAGGTATAAAGTCTAAATATGACATTATATATAATAAACTTTTTGTATTAGAGATAGTAGGAAAAGATGAATATGTGATAACATATAATGTGGATCAAACTAATCTAAATTCGATCCCAGATAATACTATTTTGGTGCATCGTAAAAAGGAATCTAATACCTTATACACTATTAATGCTTTAAACGAACTTATTAAAAAGCTTAATGGTGGTGTTGTTGATACAAATTATAAAGTAGATTGGCAACATTATCGAAATTGTGTTTTACTTACACAACACAATGAATTAAATCAATTAAATACAAAAATATATAAAATTATAGAGTTATAAAGTAAAAATAGGTTATGAAAATTTGGGTAAATGGTTGTTTTGACATTCTTCATAGAGGGCATTTTGAATTATTTAATTTTGCAAAATCATTAGGTGATATATTAATCGTTGGGATTGACGATGATGAAAAAATATCTAAAGATAAAGGTAAAGGTAGACCTTATAATAAACTAGAAGATAGAGTTTATGCTTTAGAAAGTTTAAAAGCTATAGATAAAGTAATGGTTTTCGATAATCGTGAACATTTAGAATGGTTAGTATCTTCTGTTTCTCCTGATATTATGGTAGTAGGAAGTGATTGGAAGGGTAAAGAAATAGTAGGAGGAGAACACGCCAGAGAAATTATATATTTTAATCGTATTGGGAATTATTCAACAACAGATATTTTAGTAAATGAGAGAAAGTAGATTACATTCTGACGGACAATTAAAAGCATTTGTTGACATAGATGAAACTATATGCTTCTATAAAGATAAAAGAATATATGAATTAGCTATACCTAATATAACTAATATTAATAAGATTAATAAATTAAAAAAAGAAGGATGGCATATTACTTATTATACAGCTAGGGGCGGAGCTAGTAAAATAGATTATACTGAATTAACTACAAAACAACTAAATAGTTGGGGATGTCTTTTTGATAATCTCGTGGTAGGGTATAAAGAAGATATTACATTACCAACAAAACCATCTTATGATTTAATTATAGATGATAAAGCAAAACGAATAGAAGAATTATGATAGTACAACCTAAAATTGTCCAAAAAGGATGGGGAGAAGAAGTATGGATCCATAACGATGAAGAGTATTGTGGAAAATTACTTAGATTTTTTAAAGCAGGAAATAAATTTTCTTTACATTATCATATAATTAAAAAAGAATCATGGTATGTAGGAAAGGGAAGTTTTGATTATATTAGATTAGATACGGAAACTGGAATAGAAAATATAACAACAATTAAAGAAGGAACTTGCTTAACAATAGAAAGGGGATCCCCACACCAATTAATAGCCTTAGAAGATATGTCAGAAATATTTGAAGTATCTACCCAACATTTTGACGAAGATAGTTATAGAATTAGAATAGGAGATAAATTATGAAAATATTAATAATAGGAGATAGTTGTACAGATAAATTTATATATGGTGAATGTAAACGCCTTTGCCCCGAAGCCCCTGTACCTGTTTTTAGCCCAATTAATTCAACTAGAAATGATGGAATGGCTAAAAATGTTTTTAATAACTTAAGAAGTTTAGCTCCTAATTGGGATATTGATTTTATTACTAATTCAAATGATATAATGAAAACTAGGATAGTTGACGTAAAGACTAATCAAATGTTATTAAGGATTGATGACAATGATAAATGCCCTAGGTTTACAGATTTAGATAAATTAGAAAATTACGATGCCGTTATTATTAGTGATTATAATAAAGGATTTCTAACCAAAGAAGATATAAAATATATAATAGATAAATATCCATTAACTTTTATTGATTCTAAAAAAATATTTGGAAAATGGATTAATAATGCTTCATTTATAAAAATTAACCAATCCGAATATGAAAAAAATAAAGAAAATTTAATAGATTATAAAAATCAATTAATAGTTACTCTAGGAGAAAAAGGGGTTGAATGGAATAATTTAATCCATCCACCTTCTAGACAAGCAGAAGTTTCCGATTTATCAGGAGCTGGAGATACATTTTTTGCTGCTTTTATTTACCATTATCTATCCCATAAAAGTATAAGTAATAGTATATATTTTGCACAAAATTGTTCTTTAGAAGTTATAGAAAAAAAAGGAGTAGTAATAGTTGAAAATAATTTGGATACATAGATTACACTTCGTATATTACAGTTACATTAACAAAAGTTATAAAATAAAAATTAGTTACATTTATGGATTTATCAATGCTTAAACAGAAATTGGATACCCTCCAATCAAAACCACAGGGTGGTCAAAAGACCGATTATTCAACAATTTTTTGGAGACCTACAGTAGGTAAACAACAAATTAGAATTGTACCATCAGCGTATGATTCATCAAACCCATTTACAGAACTTAAGTTCTATTATGGTATTACTAATAAAGTAATGATTTCACCAGCAAATTTTGGTGAAAAAGACCCAATTGCTTTATTCGCAGGAAAATTACGTGAAGGTGAGTATAATAAAGAAAATTATGTACTTGCTAAAAAGCTAGATGCTAAAAACCGAGTTTTTGTCCCTGTAGTAGTACGTGGAGAAGAAGATAAAGGTGTTAGATTATGGCAATTTGGAAAATTAGTATATGAAGAATTATTAGCTCTTGCAGTTGATGATGAAATTGGAGATTATACTGATATTGTAAATGGTAGAGATCTTACAGTAGAAACAGTAGGACCAGAAGCAACTGGAACTCCTTATAATAAATCATCAGTTAGAGTAAGATTAAAAACATCACCACTTAGTGAAGATGCTTCATTAGTAGAAAAATGGGGTAATGATCAACCTAACCCTAAGGAATTATTTAAAAGGTTTACATTTGATGAAATGAAATTAGCATTGGAACAATGGTTATCACCAGAAGAAGATGATTCAGAAGAAGTAGTTGCAGCTCCAGTTGCAGCTAAATCTACTAGTAATTTTAGTTTAGATACCTCAAAAGCTAAACAAAGTAAAGTAGATCAATTTGATTCTTTATTTGATAGTAAAAATAGTACTAATGAAGTTGATGATCTACCCTTCTAAATATGGCGAAAAAAATATCAAAGTCTCTCTCGGCAGCAGTGTCTGCCGAGATTAAGAGCAAATTTGATTTAAATAAATTTAAATCGTCTAAAGGTTTAGATAAAAATGTCAAATTTAAGGAACAACAATGGATACCACTATCCCCAGCATTCCAAAAAATAGCAGGAGTACCTGGTATACCAATGGGGCATATTTCATTACTTAGAGGACATTCTGATACAGGTAAAACTACAGCTTTACTTGAAGCAGCAGTTTCAGCACAAAATATGGGTCAACTTCCTGTATTTATTATTACTGAGATGAAGTGGAATTGGGAACATGCAGCTCAAATGGGTTTAAAAGTTAAACTTATTAAAGATGATGAAGGTAATATTATTGACTATGAAGGAAACTTTATTTATGTTGATAGAGAAACTTTACATACTATTGAAGACGTAGCAGCATTTATAATGGATTTACAGAATGAACAGAAAAAAGGTAATTTACCTTATGATCTAACATTTTTCTGGGATTCTATTGGTTCTATTCCTTGTGCAATGTCAGTTGAAAAACTGAAAAACAACAATGAATGGAATGCGGGAGCAATGTCTACACAATTTGGTAATACAGTTAACCAAAGTATTGTAATGTCTCGTAAAGAATCATCACCATATACTAATACATTAATTGCAGTTAATAAAGTTTGGACAGCAAAAGCAGAATCACCTATGGGTCAACCAAAGATGATGAACAAAGGTGGTATGGCTATGTGGTACGATGCAACATTTGTAGTTACATTTGGTAATATTTCAAATGCTGGAACCTCTAAGATTAAAGCAATTAAAGGTGGTATGCAAGTAGAATGGGGTAAAAGAACAAATTTACAGATTGATAAAAACCATGTTAATGGTATGCAATCAAGGGGTAAAATTGTTATGACAAACCATGGTTTTATTCAAGATACTGATAAGGATAAAAATGAGTATAAAAAGGCTCATGCTGATGAATGGTCCAAAATTCTAGGAGGAGGACAATTTAAAATTGTAGAAGACCAAGAAGACACAACACCCGTTCTTTACGATGTAGAGGATTTATAGAAAGTAAAACATGAAACATAAAGAATTATTTAGTCTACTGGACAGTGTCCAGGAGGA